GGAATAATCATAAACCATTGAAATGGATAATTTAATTGTGTGATTAGTGACTGAATATCAGAATCATCTTTTGCTGATGGTCCTATTTTATTTGCTTGAGTAATAATATTATCAATTTTTGATTGATATGTTTTAATTTGTGTAGTAATATAACTGCTATTAATTATTATTGCATTTATACAATCAATTATATTACTTCCCGCATTAAATCTAATTGCATTTTTCCCAGTTAATTGTCCACCTACTGTTGCTTGATTTGAAAAATTTGCTGAATCAGTGCTATCAGAAATTGAAGTTACGTTAACTGTTTGTGTCGTGCCATCTGGAAGATTTTCAGTAACTTGAGTTGTTTTCAATGTATTGGGATTAAGGTTTCCTGCAATGTTTGATGCTATATTGTTGATAATAGTTTGAGTTCCAGTGCTGGCAGGATCTCCCATTTTTGAATCTTTAGCTACAATAGTATTTGACCATACAGGATTAACAACTAAATAAGATCCTATATCTATGGTTCCGCCATTTTTTTCAGAGCTTATCATAGGTATACCAATTACTTCATATTGATCAGCAAATTCATATGTTCCGTCTTTAACATATTGTTTTTGGTGTTCATTCAATGCCCAAGTTAAAAATCCACAGAAATCAGCGACTGTTGCTCCCCAAGTTTCTATATTTGAATCTACTCTACCACAAGCTTCAAAATTGCTAGTTTCATTATAAGGAACGGCTGTTACTTTATATGTTGATCCAGTGCTTTGTGCTTTTATTTCCATATTTAATAAAATGATTGGAATATATTTTGTAGTTCCTGCAATTATATCTGATGTTCCATCATCTTTATACCCGCGAAATGATAATTTTATTAAATATGGTAATTTGGTATAATTATCTTCTCCCAATTCTTTGCAGAAATCAAATAATTCTTCAATTAAATCCATTCCATTTGGTTCAACAATAGTCCAACTTAAATCAGTTACATTGCTTCCTCTATTTTGTTGATTTAATCCTGTAATAGTATGCATTTCAAAATCATCAATGAATAAATCACGAGCAAAATATTTAGTGTCTGAACCTGGAACAGAAGTTTTTATTGGACCAACTCCGCCAGATTGACAAATTATGTTCCAGTCTGCTGGATTATATTTTTGAGTCAACATCATATTATTATATTTTTGTGGAGTAGTTACTTGAAAACTAACAAGAGGAGTAAAACTTGAATATTCTTTTAAAAGATTTGGTTTTAAAGAATAAGGCACTGTGGTATTGTCTACTGGTTGCGATTTTTGATTTTTATCATCTTGATTTGCTGCTGGTGCTTTAATTGGAGGATTGGCCAATGAAGCAACTTCAGCCGCTGTCGCAGCTTTTCTTTGTTCCAGAGTTAATGCCATAAATTAATTCTCCAACGCTGATTTTAATGCAGACGCATCAGGAATATATATTTGTATCCCTGATACAAAATTTCCCAAAGGATCAGATGCCAAAATATTTGGATTTCTTTGAGCAAAAACCCACCATAGATTGGGATCTCCATATAAATCATTGGCTAATAAATCTGGTCGAAGATTATAAGCATGACTAATGGAAATCAATTGATCTGAAGGGCTGGCAGGGACATATCGTGGATTCCATATCCCCATGATTCCAGTTGAACTAATTTGCGTGTTATAATAAGCACTTGAACTCAAATATGTGGTAGTCATAATTATTCTCTATGAAATTTATACTGGAAAATAGCTTCCAGTTGAGCTTCTTCGCATTAATTGCCTGTCAAGATGATCCAATAGCAAGGTCATCTGATTAAGTTATAGGAGACACAGTAGAATTATTACTTGATAATGGCAAAGATTGTAATGGAGTAGTCTCCAGAAAATTATTATCTAAACTGGTATCTCGTTGTAGTGGTATGGTAGTTATCCCAGCATTAGTTGGAGTTTCAGTAACAGAACTAGCAGTTGGAAATGTTGGATTTGGACCAAGTAATCTTGTTTTTCCATATGAAAAATCCTTCAAACCAAAAGCAGATGCATACGCCCGACTGAACATTGGTTGAAGATTTACTGAAATAATCATTTGGGCTGGAATTTTAGTTAGTTCTCCATTTAACCCTGGAATTGCAATTGTTAAATAATCAACATTATCAGGATATGAAGCAGTTATATTGGTTACGCCTACAGGAATATTATCTAATCCTGCAAATCCCATTCCAGAAAGACTTACAACTAATGGCGGTGAACCTCCTAAGTTATAAACTCCCAATGAGTCACCTGAATCATTTCCAGTAAACATCATAGTTAAACATCTCAAAAAATGTATAGCAGCAATAACATATTGCCCTTCGTAAGGAGTTCTAACTGGAAAATTGCATGATAAATCAATTGCTTTCATTTCACTATTTTTATAAGATTTGAATGCAAAATTACTATGAACTACTTCTGTACTATCATAGTTGGCAGAATAAGAAATATCAACTTTTGGTTGAAATGGAAATACAAGACCACCTGTTGCTGCCAAAATATTTAATAGATTATTTTTTGGATCATTATAAAAAATTTTCGGACTATTTGGAAACATACTGATACGAACTCTTTTATCATTTAAACTATTTCCAGAATAAGTAACTGTGGGTGCAATTTTATTAACAGATGACATATTTAAACTATCGAGTCGTAAAGAAGATGGGTCAGTAAATGATGCGCTGGAATTAATACTCATTTTTTTCTTGACCTCCTTCTATAGAAAATATATACTTATTATATAAGTATTTATGCAACAAAATGAGGAACAATTATGAGAAATAGAAGGCTATATAACATAGCGAAAATACAAAATATGGAAGGAATGGTAGCAAGCACATTAGGTAACTTTCCGTTGGCACCGGAAAAATTGGAAGAATTGAAAAAAGAATATAGTATATCCCACAAAAAATAATTGACCGGTATAATAAAAGATTAAAAAAGAATAATCAGCCAGAACTTTCTAAAGAAGAAATTGAAAATATATATAACGAATTGGCAAATAATTTAAAAATTAAATAGATTTTCGGGGGACACCATCAAACAGAATTATTTAAATAATAGAGATATAATGAAAGAAATTCATCTTTCAAAGAATACGTTTTGTTCATTTCTAAACAAAGAAACTGATCACCAATATGATATAATATTATTTGACACTAAAGAAATAAATTATCAAAATATTATTTTAGCAAAGCAAAACAAAGTAGCCAGAATTTTAAGAGAAACTGGAGAAAAAGTAAATATAGACAACTTACCAACAACTAATTTAGTTTTTAGAATTATGACTTGGGAACACATACCAATGCTTCCTCCGAAAATTTCTAAATCAGAAAAGATGTTGGCTGAAATTGTTCCAGGAAAAAGTATAGATAGATTTTTTGATAGTGTAATTGACAATGATGATTTTGTTTTAGAAGATGAAGATGATGATTTGGAAAGTTTAAATATTGTGCCGCTGAGTAATTTAAAAGCTGACCATATTAGAATTAATTTCCCTCCGTTTTACAATTATAGATTTGATGAAAATAATATTTTGCGTGTAGTTGCTAAAAGTCATTGGATTGGAGATTTGGATAATGGACAATTTTGCAAGACTCACGGATATTTTACAGATACTTTGGCAAGAATGATTATGAAATTAACAGACAAATATGCGAGTAAAGGAAACTGGAGAAATTATTCTTATGTTGAAGAATTTAAAGGTCAGGCAGTAATGCAACTTTGCCAAGTAGCCCTTCAGTTCGATGAATCAAAATCAGCCAATCCTTTTGCATTTTTTACATCTATATGTCATAACTCTTTCTTACGAATACTAAATATTGAAAAGAAAAATCAGCAGATACGAGATGATCTGCTTATAAAAAATTCTATGAATCCCAGCTATTCGCGCACAAATAAAGATATTAATAGCTATGATGGTGGATATGAATAATTAGACAAAATATTTTTGATATTACTCAGATTCCAATAAGGAATAATTAAAAGAGGAATTTTATTTGTTTTGCAATAATTTAGTTTAATTAAGTCTCTAGATTGAATTTCATATAAATCTTTAATTTTATCTTCTATTGATTTTGATTTACTACCAAAAGAACCTACTTTATAATGCTGTATACCTTGATATTCTATTAGACCAATTAATTTTTTATTATTAAATAATGCAAAATCAAATGGCAGTGGTTTTATATTTTTGCAATTTTTAAAAGAGTATTGGTATTTGAAATTCATTTTTAATTCTTTAAGATTTATGCGAATTTCTCGTTCTCCTTTTGATTCTTTACACACAGGACAGCCAGCGCCAGATAAATGACAATTTGGTTTCTGAGTAAACTCACCATGTTCTGGGCAACTTATAATAACTTTTGAATGAGCACCTATATAAATTGACTTGCTATAATCAAATTTAAAATTATGTTTAATATTGGCTTTTCTTACAAATTCTTCAGTTGTTAATTTTTTGCAACCAGAACAACTGGGACACCCAAAGCCATTTAAATGATTTCCTGCCATTTGATTAAACTCACCATGAAAGGGACAAGTAATAGTTATTTTGCGATTTCTACCAATATAAAAAGAATTATCATATGAAAAGAAAAAATTATGAATTTTATTAGCATCATTAATAAAATGTTCAGTGGTTAATCTATTTAAATTGGCTCGATAATTATGGCCGCACTGAGGGCAACTATGCCCCTTCAAATGAATTTTTGCTATTTGCTCAAAATCGCCGTGAAGTTTGCAAGTAATAATTACTTTGGAGTTTTTACTAGTGAAAATAGTTTTTTCATAAGAAAGCAATTCATTATTATGTTTAGAAATAGACGATAATATGAAATCAGTAGTTGTATAAATACGCATAAGCTGATTGTTCCTCCATGAATGATTAGAGTCAGTGGATGGGCTAACATCGTGACTGACATTATTTATCTTGACAAAACATTACAAAGGACTTATCATCGAAGTATGACCAATTTATTTAAAAAAGCAGCAATTTTTACTGACTTGCATATTGGACTAAAAACAAACAGTCTTGTTCATTTGGAAGATTGTAAAAATTTTGTTGAATGGTTCATACAAAAATCTAGCGAAGAAAACTGTGATATTTGTATATTTTTGGGAGATTTTTTTAATAATAGAAATAATGTAAATTTAATTTCGTTAAATTATGGATTACAAATATTAAGATTGCTCAGTGATGCTTTTGATAGAGTAATTGTTCTTACTGGCAATCATGATAATTACTATAAATCCAATAGAACCATTCATAGTATTGCTTGGGCAGAACATATTCCGAATATTGAAATTGTTAATGATATATATACTGAAAATGATGTTACTTTTCTACCTTGGCTAAATGAGCAAGATTTTTCTAAAATAGAAAATATTAGATCAAAATATATATTTGGACATTTGGAATTACCTGGATTTATGATGAACAGTCGAGTGCCGATGCCAGATGTTGGAGATATAAAAATTGATCAGTTAAAACAAATTGAAGAAGTTTATTCTGGCCATTTTCATATGAGACAGCAGCAGAATAATATTCATTATGTAGGAAATGCATTCCCTCATAATTTTGGGGATTCTGGAGATGATGATCGAGGAATGATGATTTTGCCATATGGAGGAACTCCGAAATATATTTCTTGGCCGAAAGCTCCAAAATACAGAATAGTTAAAATTAGCCAATTGGTTGTTGATCCATCATTATATTTACCAATCAATGGTTATATAAAATTAATGTTAGATTCAGAAGTGTCATATGAAGAAGCTGCATATTTGAAAGAAACTTTAGTAGATGAATATTCGTTAAGAGAAATGTCATTAATATCAATGAAAAAAAGTACTTTTTCAGAAGACTTGGCGCATGGAGGTAATGTAGCTTTTCAGTCAGTTGATACAATTGTTCAGTCACAACTTGGTGCTATAGAATCTCAGTTTTTTGATAATAGTTTGTTACTTGAAATATATCGTGGGATTTAAAGGAGTAATATAATGAACGTTTTTGTTTACGGAAGCAATGAAGCTGGAATAAATGGCAAAGGCGCTGCGTTGGAAGCCCGTAAAAATTGGGGAGCAATTCAATTTTGTGGACATGGAATTCAAGGAGTTGGAATTGATGGTGGATCATATGCGATTCCAACAAAAGACAGATATATAAAAACATTACCGTTGAATAAGATAAAAGAATATGTTACAATATTTTTAGAGTATGCAAGAAATCATTCAGAAGATACTTTTATATTGACTGCGGTTGGTACTGGATTGGCTGGATATAGTCATTTTCAAATTGCTCCAATGTTTAGAGGAGCATCTGAAAATGTTATATTTCCGCTGGAATGGTTACCTTTTCAAGAAAAAGATAATGAGGAATAATGGCAATAATAGTTAAAAATTTGACATTACGAAATTTTCTAAGTATTGGCAATGCACCGCAAACATTAAATTTTAATCGAGAAGAGTTAGTATTGGTTCTTGGAGAAAATTTAGATATGGGTGGAGAAGATTCTGGAAGCCGTAATGGATGCGGCAAGGCGCAACCATTGACATCTAATATTTTAACAAAATCTGGTTGGAAAAAAATGGGAGATTTATGTTTAAATGATTTGATTATAACACCAAAAGGTAAACAAGCTAAAGTAACAGGTATTTATGGTCAAGGGATGCTTGATACTTATCTTATTACTTTTGTTGATGGAAGAACAGTTGAGGCTTCATATGATCATTTATGGAAAACTTATAGCCATAAATTTACATCAAAAAAATATATTAATAAAGAAAGTATTTTAACTACAGGCGAAATTATAGAACATTTAAAAAAATATGAAAATAAAAATCCTTCAGCTTATATTTACACACCATTAATTAAACCAGAAAATATATCGGATATATGCTTACCTATCGATCCATGGTTATTAGGAGCTACTTTAGGTTATGCAGGATTATCAGTATCATCTAGTGTTACTTTTACTACTGCTGATGAATTTATGAAAAATAAAATGAATGAAAAATTAAATTCTGAATTTAATTGTTCGTTAAGTTATAAAGGTAATTCGACTAATTTATATGATTATAGAGTTGTTAGTAATAATAATTATGAAAGTAACGTTTTAAAAAATCCAAATAAATTTAATAGAATTATAAAACAATTGAATTTATGCGGAACGCATAGTGATACTAAATTTATACCAGAAATTTATAAATCTTCTAGTGTAAGGCAAAAAGAAGAATTACTTGCTGGATTAATGGACACTAATGGTTATATTGGAAAAAATGGAGGCTTCTCTATTTGCACAACAAGCAGACAACTAGCAAATGATATTACATATATTGTTCGTAGTATTGGAGGGTTAGCTAGAATTTTTCATAAAAAAAATAAAACATATAGTTATAAAGGAAAACGTGTTCCTTGTAAAGATTCCTATAATGTAAATATTAGATATTATAATATGCGTAACATCGTATCTCTACCCAGAAAAAGAGAAAGATTATCAAAAAAATATCAATATGAAACACAGTTGCGATCACAAATAAAAAGTATTGAATTTATTGGCAAAAAAGAATGTCAGTGCATCATGGTTGATGATCCAGAGCATTTATATGTTACTGATAATTTTGTTGTAACTCATAATACTACTATAATGAATGGATTGAGTTACGCATTATTTTCATGGCCCATTTCCAATATTAAGAAAGAACATCTCATTAATAAAACCAATGGTAAAAATATGTTAGTCACCATTGAATTTGAATCTGATGGCAAAGAATATATAATTAATCGAGGCTTAAAACCAAGAGTATTTGAATTTTTTGAAAATGGAATTAAGAAAGAAGAAAAAGATATTGCTTTAGATTTGAACGATACATCACAAGGAGATAGTCGGGAAACTCAAAAAGAAATTGAAACAATTTTGAATATGAGCCATGATATGTTTTGTCAAATTGTTGCATTAAATACTTATACAACGCCTTTCTTATTTCAAAAAGTTAGTGACCAAAGAACCATTATTGAACAGTTGTTGGGAATTACTTTACTCAGCGAAAAAGCTGAAAAATTAAAAGAAGAAATTAAAATTGCAAAAGAAGATGTGTTAAAAGAAGATATTCGTATTAAAAGCGTCCAAGAAGCCAACAAGAGAATACAAGATCAGATTAATAGTTTAATTAGAAGGCAGAAGTTGTGGGAGCGTTCTAAAAATGAAGAATTAATTAAATTGGAGAAATCTATTGATTTCCTTTCTAAAATTGACATTGAAGAAGAAATAAAAATTCATTCAAGTTGGGATGAGTATAACACTGCTGCTGCTAATAAAGAGCAATTGGAACAACAGAAAAAACATTATGAAACTTCATTAAATAAAGAAAATAAAATTTTAATGAAGTTAAATGACGATTTGCTTAGTTTAGAAAATCAATGTTGCCAAACGTGCCATCAAAAAATTCATGATGATGTGCATAAAGAATTATTATTAAAGATAAAAAAAGAATATAATCAAACCGAAAAAGATATTCAACAATGGTATGATAAAATAAATGAAGTGTTGGCTTCTTTTAGTATAATTCCCAATGTTATTAAACCAAAAGAAAAAGTATATAATGCACTATCTGACGTTTATGAACATAAAAATAAATTAAATCTTTTGATTCAACAGTATGAGCAAAAATATAATGAAATCGACCCATATAAAGATCAGATTTCAGAAATGCAAAATACTGCGATTGAAACAATTGATTTATCTACAATGAATGCTTTTTCAAGTTTGGTTGACCATCAAGAATTTTTAATGAAGTTATTGACTAATAAAGACTCATTTATTAGAAAGAAGATTATTGAACAAAATCTTAGTTATTTAAATATTCGATTGGATTATTATCTAACAGCATTGGGACTTCCGCATACAGTAATATTTCAAAATGATTTAGATGTTAATATAAGTGAATTGGGAAGAGAATTGAGCCCTGGAAATTTATCTCGCGGAGAAATGGCGAGACTTCAATTGGGACTATCATTTGCTTTCAGAGATGTTCACGAAAGCTTATATCAAAAAATTAATCTTTTGGGATTGGATGAAATGATTGATGCTGGCATTGATGTTTCAGGAACAGAATCAGCCATTAAACTATTAAGAGATATGTCTAGACAGCAAAACAGAGATGTTTGGATTATTAGTCATAAAGATGAATTGATAAGTAAGTGTAATAGTGTATTAACTGTTACAAAAGAAAATGGATATACTTCGTTTAATTTTAATGAATAAAATATTATTTTAATTTACAGAGCAAGTCTTGTTTGATTTGCTCTTTATTTTTGTTCCAATCTATTTCCCAAATAGTTATTAATTCAATTCCATTTTTATTTGATTTTATAGCATTATGATTCCATATTTCTTGAGCAGCCAGATGTGATAGAGCAGGCAAGCATTATTTGGATGCATTCCCATTTATGCTTTTTCTGAACTGCTTCCCAAAGCAACTGCATTTGAGCCTTGAGCAAAATAGTAATTACTTGTTGTTCCATTTGCATCTTTAGTTAAAGCAGATGACGACGATTGTAAATTATTTTGAATTTGAAATAACTTGATTGCTCCTCCAACTCCCACTAAATGAGCAGCCATTAAATAACCCCCAATTTCTTCTGGTGTAGATGCTGAAGTTATAACTTTTGCCTTTTGTAATGATATGCAATGCTTTTTTGTATATAACATTATTGCTTGTTCTTGAATAGATGGATTATTTAAGAAATCAGAAACACTACTGCATGGATTTCCGGTCCAATTAGCTGGATTATTTATTGCTGTTAAATTAGTTCCAGACGAATGACTTCCTTGTTTCATTAACCCACAATCAATGAGAGCATCTGCTCCAAGTTGATATTTTCCAGCAAATCCCAATGAATTTTGACCAGAATAATTTCCACTATTTTCATTTTGTCCAATTTGCGCCAATAACGCTTGAGTTTGTCTAACAGTTAATCCGCATAAAACTCCAACTACTGGCTGGGAAGCAATTTGAGATTCATTTATTGTTTTTCCTGTTGTTGTGCCGCGAACTCCAGAACTTGTAGTTCCTGTTTGCGGTCTAACTATTGATTGGCCTGAATCATTTCCTTGAGCCGCAGTAGTTTTGATACCATTTATCTCATGATTTGGCCAAGGTTCATGAGCAGGAGCACGAGAACAAATAGAGTCAAATTTACCATTGGACCACCATACTTTACTTCCATCAGATTGAATAACATCAATTTGTTTACTTTGCTGTAATATTCCAGGATCTTTAACATTCTTTCCGCTTCCGCTATTCAAATTTATTTTAGTTCCTTTAATATTTAATACATCTCCACTTTGAATGCTTCCTGCTCCTTTTGAATCTATGGCTACTGTTCCAGAAGTCCCTAATTGTATTGAATCAGTACTGTATAGTGTAAAATCACTGGATGATCTGGTAGTTAAAGAGCCAATGCTATCAATTTGAGTCGTGTCTCCGCTATGAATTTTAATTTTTCCAATTGCATTCATATTGATATTTTTATCAGCATGAAAATTAATATCACCTTGACTTCTAATAGAAAAATTATTAGCTGAAAATATGTCAATATACCCAGAAGGAGAAAGTTCAACCCAAGCTGTTCCTTGGCTATTAATTATGTAAATTTGCCCATTAGTATCATCCATCAAAATTTCATTGCCAGAAGTTGTTCTGATTCTTATCCCTTGATCAAATCCATCGATGGTGCCATCATCCATTACAAATGAATGGCCTCCTGTTCTATATGTGCAAGTAAGAGATTTTGTTAAAGAATCTTGATTTTCTTGATTGTTACTAACTATTTCTACTTGATTAGAATTTAAAAATTCTTGAATTTGTGAAATGACACTTGCACTAGTTGCTACATTAGCAAAAGATATTAATCTACCTGGAGTACTAATACCAAATACTTGACTAGGATTTTCCCTTACACTAGATGCGCTAGTGGACCCTCTAATAAAATCAAAAGCTAGTCCTTGCATTCCTAATTGTTTTGTTTGATAAACTTGCGGAACCATTTGAACTTGCAACGGGGTGGAAGGAGATGAATTTGCTTGAGCTATTAATACAGGTTCGCTTACTGGTAATCTAAAAGGAATCTCAGATTTACCATTTTGAGTTAATTCAATATAAGATTGCAGCATTGTATGAGTTGCTATAGCATTTGCCCCAGTAGGACGCCAAATATAGCCACCATCTGTTGCACTTTTTGATGCTTTTACGGCACCAATTCCAGGAGTCATATGTGAATCCATAGAATCTCTAATACAAGCAAAATAATATCCTTGTGATGGATCACCGTTAGCAAAAATAACCAACACTCGACCATTTAAATCAGGCGGAACGAACCAAAATCCATAACTTTGAAAGCTATTCTCATATTGATTAGTTACGTCTATGTTGGTATCAACGTATGAATTTACGTCAATTCGTTGCCGTGTTTGTCCAGCAAAAGGAGAAGCATAAGAAACAGTCAACCAATTGGATGGATTATTTTCATCGCTTCCTCCAAATTGTGGGATATAAACTTGCAATCTCCCAGCACGACTGGGATCTATATTATTCTTTACAATTGCAATATATGGTCCAGGGCTATGAAAAAGGCCAGTGTTGTCTGTTCTCATATATGGAGCACTTTTACTTCCCATTCTTTTATTGGACATTGATTTCCTCAAAAGTATTTAGTTCATTAAAAAAGAGCTGGTATACCAGCTCTTTTTTATTTTATGAAGACCATAAAGCAAGTTCAGCTTGTCGTCTTCGAGCAAGACCAGGAGCAACCACTCCTCCTGCTTTATTCCAACGAAGAATTTGAGATTGGACGTTATTTAATCCATGTAAAACCATCGTTTTTAAACTTCCCAACCCAAGATTGTATCCAAAATCAGCCAAAGCGGATGCTTGGTTGTCAGTTAAGTTTGGTATAGATTCTAAGTATTTTTTGATTACTATCAAATCAGAGTTTAAAATAATATCAGCTTGAGCTTGAGTTATTCCATCGGAAAAATTTTCATTGGATAAAATCTTGTGTCCCCAACCAATTGTTAAAACTCCAGCAATATCTTGATATTCAGTTAATCTACATCCTTCAAATTCTTTTATCAAATCAATTCCTGCTGTTATGTCCATCATTTCCTCTATGATTAAATTTAATTATTTAAGTTAAATATGGTTATTAAAATAATGGTGGCAAAATGTGAGAGTGAATATACATTAGCGTAGCATCTGTTCCAGACCAGAAAGTTAATTTAACTTTATCTGGATGAAATAATTGATGCATTTTATATTGAGTATCAGCAGTCATTCCATCTACATGAGCAGATATATTATCCAAATGAGTAGTAATAGATTCAAACCTTGAATCATCTAATTTATTGTTTATTCGTTTTACTGCTCCATCCAAATCAGTAATAGTTCCAGTAGTAACGTTAAATAACGCAGGTAAATTCTTCTCAGCATTATTAAATGTATTTAATGTAGAAGTTAATGCGAATAAAGATGTATTTCCGTTGATAATTAATTGATGAGAATCTTTAAATATTTGTGTTTCTTGCGAATCTAGTGTATAAAGATTTTTATCTTCATGATTTGCAGCGATTTCAATTTGACCAAATGTTCCGCGAATAGTTCCCAGTGTTTTATTTATATCAGCTAAAGTTCCGCATGGTTTTTCAGAAACCCCGCACTGTCTATTAACAGAATCTAATGTAAGGTTAGTTCTAGTAATAGTATCATTTAAATTGTTCAATAGAATATGAGTTTGGACTAAATCAGTTTGTGTTTGAGACATTAATGATGATATTTGATTGGGAAGTTTAAGACCACTCCAAACCAATACGCTCATTGAAATAAAAAACAGAAACAGGCTTATAAAAGCAGCAATTTTTGAATACAACAAAATATTATTTTCTAACATCATTGACCTCTACTGGATATATTTATGCAAAGAAGAAAGGAAATAAAAAACCACTTGTAATAATTACAAGTGGTTTTTTGGTTTAATAAAAATTAAACAGTTGCTACAGTTGCTACAACTGGAACAGTTGACACTGGCGCTGGTGCTGGAAGTGATCCAAGCAATGCAGCCAATTCTTTAACTACAAGAGTAATATTTGAAACACTGGTGGAGTTAGTTACATGTCCAGCAGCCAAAAGTGCAGTCAAATCGTTGGAAATACCAGTAATTAGATTTGTAACAGAAACAGTTGGACCTACTGCTGTTACTAATCCAGCAGCAGCAACAAGACTGTGCTCAACATCATCTAATATTTCTGTTACTTCTGTGCTTGCACCTGCTCCAGCTTCAATACCAACAACAGATTCAATTAATGGAGCAGCAAATTTTATGGTTGTTAATGCAATTGTTGAAACGGTTGGAGCTTTGCCCCATAACTTGGTAAATTCAGCTTCAAACTTGCTTGCAAATGATTCTATATCTTTAATGATTGACATATTAATAGACTCCTTCTGAAGGGTTAACGTGTTAGTAATTATTGGCTGCGCTGCCAATGTAATTGGTTCAGTTTTATTTATCTCAGGAACTGGTTGACTCGTAGATTTTGATGAAAATAAATTAGAGATTACTGTTTTTATTGACATTGTGTACACCTGCATTAAATTGTAATTGTTCAATTAATGAATCTTTATAATAATAATTTTCAGTTTGAAGACCTGCAAGTTGTTTTACATCTTCAATTGGCTTATTATATTTTTCATTGTAAGCTCTTGGATATAACGGAATATGTAGTTTCATTTCTTTGGCAGTCACTGGATAGTAATTTTCTGAATTCATATAACGAAACTTCCAATCGTTTATATTTAGTTGACTTGCAGCAGATAAATCAGAAAGCAACTGAAAAATTTGATCAATAACTCGTCGTCTTCTTAATAATTCTACGAAAACTAAATAACTACCTGGCTTTAATTCGCTATCTGATATATCACAGTCCAGCACGAAATTATATCCTCTTTCTATAAAATCAATAAAATCGATACTTGCTTGTTTGTCATTAATCAAAAAAGACAGAACAATTATATCATCGTCTTTTCCCATTTTTGAGTTGAATTCGTCTATATGAATTTTTGGTTCCAATACATTTACCAAATCACTTACTTCAAATCCTTCAAATAGTTTCGTCATATTTGCACCTATTAATATTTATGATAAAATTATTTAATATTTCTTCTATATTATTTTTATTCCAATATGGAATAATAAGTAGAGGAATATTGTTTTCTCTGCAAAAATTGGATTTTATAGAGTCTCTAAATTTTCTTTGAATAAATCCTTTTTCGCCATCCCAGCTTTTAATAGATTTATAATGTTGCATTCCTTGAAATTCTATCAATCCAATTAATTTTTCTGCTTCAAAAATTGAAAAATCAAATGATAGCATTCTTTTATTTTTACATTTTGAAATTTTAAATTGGTTTTCAAAATTAATGTTATTTTCAAGTAAATATTTTCTAATTATTTTTTCTCCTTTTGATTCACAGCATTGTGCGCATCCTTTTGCTGCTAAATGATTGTGGGGAGTTTGAGTAAATTCATTATGACATTTTTTGCAAATTATTATGATTTTGGTATGATTATTTGCATATATGGATTTGCTGTAATCATATTTAAAATTATGAACTATATTTGCTTTATCAATGAATTCAGCAATATTATA